CGGCGCCTTCAACGCGCGCGCGAGCGGCTTCCCCCGCCAAGACCGCCCGGAAAAACCCCGCCGTTCCACCAAAGATGGGCCGCCCGAAGGACTCTCCCGACGTCTGGACCCCTGAGCACATCGAAGCCGTTGCCGACCTCATGTGGGAGTACATCCAGAAAACCCCCCTTCCATCGGTCGAGGAATTCGAACTCAAGTATCACGTCCGGCATCAGCGCCTCGGGGAATTCCCAGCGCTCTCAGAGATGCGCGAATACCTCCAGGCCAAGCGGAAGCACGAAGTCGATCGCCTGGCCCTGGCCACGAATAGCAAGAACGGTTCGCGGGTGTCGTATCTTGCGAAGATGGCGGCTAACGTCGGGCCGTTCTCGATGGTGGACAAGAGCGAATTCTCTGGCGAGATCCGGGGATCTGGCTCCCGGGCCGCCGAGATGACCCCGGAAGAGCGGGCGAAGTATCTTGAGGAGCGGGGATGGACGAGAAAATAACCGACCCGCTGGTATGCGATATCATCATGCAGAACGAAATCGAGCGTGTGTCGCCCAAGCTCGAAGCCTTCCGCAAGCCCGCGCGCATCAAGGGCTGTCGAGGCGGACGTGGCGCCGGCGCGAAATCGTGGTCGATCGCTTCGCTCCTCGTCCAGCGCGCGAATTACCAGCGCGTACACGTCGCCTGTTTGCGCGAGGTCCAGCTCACCCTTGAAGAGTCGGTTTGGAAGCTCATTGTCGCGACTATCGAGCGGCTTGGGTATCGCGATTGGATAGTCACGAAGGAATATATCGATTGCCCGCGAACGGGAAGTCATTTTATTTTCCGGGGAATCTCCGATTTACGAGCCGATCAACTCACGTCGCTTGAAGGCTTCGATATCGCGTGGATCGAAGAGGCGCAATCGGTTTCCGTCCATTCCCTCGACGTGCTTTTCCCGACGATTCGAAAGCCCGGCTCCGAGATATGGTTCTCGATGAACCCCGACGAAGAGATTGACCCGATTGTCGCGCGTACCTGGGGCTCGAAGCGCGACGACATGATCCTCATCGATCTTGAGCCGGGCGCAAAGGATAACCCATGGTGGACGCCTGAGCTTCAGAAGGAAATGGAAGAGGATTTTAAGCGCGACCCCGACCTCGCGGCGCATGTATGGAACGGTCTCCCAAGGGTCCAGGGCTCGCGGTCGGTTATCTCGCGGCAGAGAATTCGCGAAGCCATGGATCGCGACCTTCCTGATGACGGTGGGGTCCATGAGCTCGGGGTAGACGTTGCGCGATTCGGAGACGATCGAAGCGTGATCTATGAGCGGAAAGGGCTCAAGGTTGTCAATCAGAAAATCTTGAACGGAGCCGATACGCAACTCGTCGCGCGCGAAGCATGGGACATGTCCGGGCGCGATACGTCGGCCGTGTTCAAGGTCGATGACGATGGCGTGGGCGGCGGAGTAACCGACAAGCTCGTTGACCTCGGGGCAAAGGTTGTCGCCGTCCACAATGGCGGAAAGCCGGCCGATGAGAAACTGTATACGACAAGCGCCGACGAACAATGGTTCACGCTGCCTATCGACATCATCGACATTCCCGATGATCCCGAACTCATGCAGGAACTATCCGGGCGACAGTATAAATACACGCCGGACGATCGGCGCAAGGTCGAATCGAAGGACGATTTCAAGAAGCGATACGGACGCAGCCCGGACAAGGCCGACGCCTTGCATCTTTGCTTTTATCGCGGAACCTCGGCCCCGGCCGATCCCCGCGTAGGCGCCGCGCTTGCGGCTCGAAGGAGTAGATCATGAGCAGCACGGAACATTGGTATTCGCGGTTTTCCTTCTTCGGACGCAAAGAGCATGACGAGCCCACGCGTGGGGCCCCGAGACGCCCGGGGAATCGCGACATGACCGCGAGCTTCCAGTCGAACGAGCCCATGCTTCGTGGCATGTATCACGGGAACTATCCCGGGCTCCAGTTCGCTTCGCCCCTGTGCTTCACGCCGGTCAATCTCCTCGTGCAGTTCATGGGTTATCCGACGCCGAAGGCAATCGACAGCGCCGACACCGTTACCCAGGCCGCGCTCGACTACATCATGCTCACGATGGCCGACAAGGTGCCGCGCAACCATCGCGGAAGCTTTATCACGGGGAATTCTTGGCGCTGGCCACGCTTCGACTCCAGGACGAATTCCCTAGTATGGGAAGCGATCCCCGACATGACGGTGCAGGATATCCTGATCGACGTGATGAGCGAGAACCCTTTCGCGATCCTGACCGACGAAATGATAAAGCTCTCGACCGGCGAGAATCAGATCATCAACGTGCAGCGAAAGCGGCGCTTCGAGCCCGACATGGTAGGCGTTCGCTGGTACGGACAGAAACCCGCTAACGTCAAGGATTACACCGCGCGGAATGTCGCGGGCATGCTTCCTATCAACTTCCCGAACGAAGCCGACGAAGGAGACGTGAGGGGCTGGTCGGTCTTCGCGCGCATCATTCGCGATTTGAAGGACTACCACGATTCAGATTATCGCATCTCGGAAACGTTGACGAAGTTTAGGCCGAAGCAGAAGCAGCGCGTGAAGAACCTTGCGGACTGGCTCGCGAATAACGGCCTGACGACCGAAACACTTTCCGATCTCGATATCGCGAACAATGACTTCGTCGTCAACATCGGCCCCGATGAGGAAACGGATTTCGACTTCCTCCCCGAAGGCGCTACGGCCGCTCTCGAAAAGGCCCTTGAGCGAAAATACTGGAAGGTCGTCGAGGGCTCTGGAATCCCCGAACTCTTCTGGGGCCCGCTCGCGACAGGCAACCACGCATCAACCGATACGCAGCTCCAGCAAGCCGTAGACTACGCCATCGCGAAACGGAAGGAGTTCGACAACCCGTGGAAGGCCCTGCTCGTCGGCTCGCTCCGCGTTCTCTCCGTCGCTCGCGGCGAAACGTACAAGGATTTTTCCCTTGAGTGGAATCGGCTCGAAGCGGTATCCCCGGCGATGAAAAGCAAGATCATGCTCGAATTCGCCCAGACGCTCAATGCGTTTATCACCTCGGCATCGTGTACCGAGAAGCAGGCTTATGAGCTTTGGAAGCTCAACTTCCCGGAAAGCCAGCCGGGGACTTTCGAGGAGTGGCAGGAAGGCATCAAGAAGATGATCGTCCACAAGCAGGCCCTCGGGGAATCGTACTTCGATGGCCTGGATAGCCTCAATGCGTCGAAGGAAAAGAAGGACAAGAAGCCTGAGGATCTCGAAGAGGGCGGGGAGGAAGCGAAGTGAGAACCTACGAAGAAGAGTTCGCGATTCTCTCCAAGGGCATGACGGAGCGTTTCGGCGAGGCCTGGAAGGATGATCCGGCGGTCCTGGCTCGCATACAGCAAGCCGCGAGAATCTCGTCGGGCACGGCAACACCCGAAGACCTCGCCGAGATGGAAAAAGATAAAAAGAATATCAAGAAGGTGAAGCGCGAGATTCGGAAAACAGACAAGACCGACCTGGGGGAAATTCGCAAGTCCCTAAGGAAAGGCAAGCGCAAGTGACCATCCTCGGCCCGGCTCTCTCGCAATCCCTCGTTCTCAACGACAAAGCACTAGCCGCGAGCGACTATGCGCGCCGCTACCGCGAGGCACGCGCTGAGGCGATGCGCATGTCCATCGAGACGCGGCGCAAGATCGCCCGGGTCTACGAACAGGCCGCGGACGAAGCGGCGAGGGTAGTGCGGGACGGGCTGGAGCGCGGGCTGTCCACCCTGACGACCGACCGATGGGCCTCGCTTGCCGCTCAGCTCAAGAGCGCGGCGAAGGGCCTCTCCGAGGGAACGGAGCGCGAAGGCATCGCCCTGATCGAGCGCACGGCCTCGCTCTTCCCGGAAATCGATGCCGACTACCTTTCGCGCATCGCCAAGCTCGCCGGGGCTGATCGCCTCACAAAAGCGGGTTTTGACCGCATGGTCTCAGGGATCTCGACCCGCGTCGTCGAGTCAATGACAACCCGACTATGGAGCGATGGCTATACGTTCTCTCAGCGAATCTGGGGTGGCGTCCAGGATGACTGGTATGAGCGGATGCGCGTCACGATCTCCGGAGGCATCGCCCAGGGCCGCGATCCGATCAAAATCGCTCGCGACATCCAAGTATACGCCACTGGTGGCAAGGAAGCGCTCCTGGGCCGCTGGGGAGGCCTGATACCGGGAACCGCGCAATACGCAAAACGCATCCCCGGGCGCATCGATTGGCGGGCTTTGCGCGTCGTTCGCTCTGAGCTGAACGCCAGCCTCCAAGACGCGGGCCTCATGGCGGGCGAGGCGAACCCGGGGACGACGGGGGAGTATGACTGGATTCTCCAGGGCGGGCGACTTCACTACAACTGCGAATGCGAAGACCTCGCGGCCGGCGGGCCCTACACGGCAGATCAGATCCCCTCATATCCACATTCGAATTGTGGCTGTTCAGTTCGCCCACGCCTTCGTGATCAGAAGGCCTTCCTCGCGGATCTCAAACGCTGGGCGCGCGGCGAGGACGTGGACTACCTGGATAAGTGGTATCGAGGGACGTATCAGGTCGCTGCGGAAAATGGCATATACGTGCCTCGGGTATTCAATCGCGTGTATCACGCGGAGGTGGTGGCGGCATGAAAGCAAGAGACCTACTCGACGAGACGATCTTGAAGGGCGTTCCTGAACTCAAAGACGCGGTAGGGCTATACCGATTTCGGAATGGGAGAGTAGCCTTTTATTCAAAAGGGGATCATGTGAACAATGATTTCCTTCTGGCCTTTATCGTTGACGATGAGGTCGAAGGCGATCCCCGATGGCTTGCCTATAAAGACGAGAACGGGAAGTGGATTTGGCGCGAGGGGAAGATAGCCGAGGCAGTAGCCAAGCTTGAATCCCTCGGCTACCAATGGGACGAGAAAATTGAGAGATGGGAGAAGATCCAGGAAACCGTAACCATAACCGATCACAATGGGAACGAACAGACATTCCTTGTACCAGAGGATGAGGCTTGACCCTCGAAGCCCAGGCCGCGAATAAGGCCGCTCTCGTCCAAGCCGGAAAGCTCCTCGAAGCGCTTCCCGACCTAGGCTTTCGCAAGGGGACGGTGTATATTTACTGGGAAGAGGGAAAGGCTACAGGGGTAGGGATCAAAGAGGCAAGCGCGCCGGTGAAGGGGGAAGGATGAAATGTAAGGCATGCGGATTTGACCAGGGGAAAGCGGTAAGCGATCAAGAATTTGCCCACAAAGCATTGGCGAACGCCCCGAAATTATTAAAATCCCTCAAAGAAGTGGCAGAGCTAAAATTTGTCGAATTAGCTATCGCCGAAAGAGCACCGTTTTTTGCTGGCACTATCGAAGGAAGGGGCGGAGACTGCCAAGCTGTTATACGCGGGACGCCTACCACTCTCTATGCCTGCCCGCGATGCGGAACAGTGAGAATTGATATAGTTAAGTAATAAAAAGTATTAAGTATTGCTTAAAATGAAAAAACGTGATTATAGTATTTAGTGGGTAGTAGCGATGATCGGTCTCGTCGGGATTAGCCCCGGCGGGATTGAAGAAATAGAGGATTAAGCCCCTCCATCGCTACATTAAACCCTGGGGATTGCAGGCGGCTTAGCGAGTCCAAAGGATCGCGGCAAGGCCGATCACGCAAGTCGTCGATCCCTCTAGGGGACATTGAAATTATGTAGGGGGAAACCCCGAAAACGTCACTCTGAGAAGAGGGCGGATCATTCCACCGAAGAAATTCGGCGCGAGTGGTCCGCCCTTTTTTTATTTTCCCGGAGGTCGCGATGAGCAGGAAAGGACAGGTATTCCGGAACGCAGGTGCCCTCGAAGGGCTGGTTTTTCTCAACTACGCGCGCTCGAAGTCGTCCCTTCCTGACGCCTCCACGATCGATAACATGGTCCCCAGGGCTGCGATGGATGCCCTCACGAACGGCGACCCCGAGCCCTTCTACAAGGTCGAAGCGATCGACTTCCCGGCCAAAGGATCGGGCGGCGTCTATGAGGGGAGCTTCTTCAAGTCGTTCATCAACGTGACCAAGGAGCGCCCGATTCCCGGTTCCAAGCGCGGCCACGAGTGGGTA